GGAAGAGTTACTGTGGTGCGGCTGAAATGGCCTATCACGTTACAGGGTTGTATCCTAAGTGGTGGAATGGTAGAAGGTTTGATAAACCTATAGTGGCATGGGCAGGTGGTGTATCAAATGAAACCACAAGAGATATTGTACAGTTTGAATTATTGGGTTCCCCCGATGACCCAGAGGCGTTTGGTTCTGGAGCTATACCAAGAAATTATATAATAAAAACAGAGCGTAAGCCCGGAGTTCCAAATGCTAAGAGCATGGCTCTCATTAAGCACGTTTCTGGTGGGAACTCTTCTTTATTCTTTAAAGCCTATGAAATGGGTGTAGATAAGTGGCAAGGTCGCAGTGTAGACTGTGTGTGGTTAGATGAAGAGCCTAGCAGAGAACTCTACTCACAAGCGGTAACACGTACCCTTGACCGCAGAGGAATGGTCTATATGACATTCACTCCAGAGAATGGAATGACAGAAACGGTAGCCTCATTTATGAACCGTTTACAATCAGGTCAATCCCTAACCAACGCCACATGGGATGATGCTTCTGAAAGAATCATGTCCATGAAGGGGGAAAGAGGGCATCTATCTGAAGTTGTAATGGAACAAATCTTATCTTCTTATTCCCCACATGAAAGGGAAATGAGAAGATACGGACGACCCTCAATTGGTTCAGGATTGGTCTTCCCTCTAAGTGAAGATGATGTTATAATAGAGCCTATGCCAATAGAAGAGCATTGGCCTAGAATAGCCGCAATAGACTTTGGGTGGGATCACCCTACAGCCGTTGTTTGGGCGGCTGTTGATAGAGACACGGATACATTTTATTTGTATGATTGCTATAGAGCGTCAAAAGCCTCCCCATCTGTACATGCCGATCACATAAGGTCAAGACCGCATTTTGTACCCATAGCCTACCCACATGACGGTAATCGCAGGGATAGCATGGGAAATCCGGGCTTGGCTGACCAGTACAGAAATTTAGGATGCAACTTCCTTTTGAATCATTTTACAAACCCTCCTGCACTTGGGAATGATAAAGGATCAAATAGTATTGAAGAAGGGTTAATGGCTATGCTTCAGTCAATGGAAGCCGGAAAGTTTAAAGTATTCTCAACTCTGTCCGATTGGTTTGAAGAGTTTAGAATGTATCATCGGAAAAATAATAAGGTGGTTCCTATAAGGGACGATTTACTATCTGCTACAAGGTATGCATTTCAATCACAGCGTTTTGCCGTTGCCGGAAAAGATCCGACATGGACACAAGACATAGAATATAAAAATTATGGAATAGTTTAATGGCTGATAAATTTACAGAAGAAGAAATTGTAACTAGGGTCAGGGGTGAAATCACTGACTCATTAGGTTACATGGGGGATACTATCTCTCAACAGAGAGAACAGGCTATGCAATACTACTACGGTTTACCGTTTGGTAATGAAGTAGCCGGTCGTAGCCAGTATGTAGATTCTACGGTACAGGATACTATTGAGTGGATAAAGCCCTCTTTAATGAGAGTCTTTGCTTCTGGTGATGAGATGGTTAAGTTTACCCCTCATGGCCCAGAAGATGTTGCAATGGCTAAACAAGCCACAGACTACGTAAACTATGTATTTACTAAAGATAATGATGGTTGGGAAATTTTGTACTCATGGTTCACGGATGCGCTATTAAGCAAGAATGGAATCGTTAAGGTGTGGTGGGATGAGTATGATGAGGAACAAAGAGAAGAATATAGAGGTCTTGATGAAACAGAACTAACAGCACTGATAACTCAGGAAGGTGTTGAGGTTGTAGAGCATACAGAATATATAGAGTATGAGCAACCTGTACATGACATAGTTATTAAAAGAAGCCAATATAACGGAAGGGTTAAGGTTGAGAATGTTCCTCCTTCTGAATTCCTAATTAGCCGGGAAGCAAAAACAATACAAGATGCAAGGTTTGTTTGTCATAGAGTAGAGAAAACTCTATCAGAGTTAAGGGAGATGTATCCTGATAAAGACCTTCAGCCTGAAGATTTAGGTGCTGGTGATGAGGATCTCATGTCTTACTCTGCTGAAAGACTGGAAAGATATGCGTTTGATAAATCTGCCCGATACTGGGAAGGCTGGGGTGGAGATGAATTTGGAGATGAATCCCTAAGACGTTACTGGTTGCATGAATCATTTTTAAGGGTAGACCAAGATGGCGATGGAATTGCTGAATTAAGAAAGGTTTGCACTGTTGGCTCTACTGTTTTGCAGAATGAAGAGATTGATGCTGTTCCTTTTGTTTCATTAACCCCAATTAAAATTCCTCATAAATTCTTTGGATTGTCTTTAGCTGATTTGGTTATGGATCTGCAACTGTACAAGAGTACGTTAATGCGTAACCTCATGGATAATATGTATAACCAGAACTTTGGACGCTATGCCGTTTTGGAGGGGCAGGCCAATCTTGACGACCTTCTTACACAAAGGCCGGGTGGTGTAGTTAGAGTAAAATCTCCCAATGCCGTGATGCCTTTGCAGACCCCTTCACTAGAACCTTATTCATTCCAGATGCTTGAATATCTTGATGGTGTAAGAGAATCAAGAGCCGGTGTGTCAAGAATGTCTCAAGGGTTAAATGAAAATGCCTTAACATCACATACCACAGCTACAGCCGTTAATGCAGTTATGGGTGCGGCTCAAAGCAGGGTTGAATTAATTGCCAGAAATTTTGCTGAGACTGGCGTTAAAGAATTGATGATGCGTATATATGAGTTAGTGCAAAAGAACCAAGATAAACAAAGAGTTGTTATGTTGAGAAATGAGTGGGTTCCTGTTAGACCTGACGCTTGGAAAGATAAGTACGATTGTACTGTTTCTGTGGCTTTAGGTCAAGGAAATAAAGATCAGCAAATGGCTCATCTTTCACAAATGTTATCATTTGCCTCTCAAGCTATGCAGGGTGGACTACCTATTGTTAATGTACAGAATATGTATAATTTAGGTGCTTCATTAGTGAAGGCTATGGGTTTTCAGAATGTGGACGATTTCCTTACCGACCCATCTAAGATGCCCCCTCAACCTCAACAGCCTGACCCTAAACAGCAAGAGATGCAGATGGAAGCTCAGATAAAACAGAAAGAGCTTGAAATTAAACAAGGTGAGTTACAACTTAAAGCTCAAAAAATTCAGCAAGAGTATCAGAAGTTAGCTGTAGATGCCAACCTAAAGCAACAAGAACTAGCACTTGAAAAGGAACAAAATAGAGCAGTAGCTATAGGAGCAACATGACAGATTTTACAGATGATGAAAGAGCAAGACATGCAAACAATTTATTACAAGATGATTTATTTAGGGAAGCATTTGAAGTATTAAAAGAAGATTTAATGAATCGCTGGAGTCATAGCGGTTCTACAGAATCGGAGGCCAGAGAATCAATCTGGTTGGCGATGAGACTGCTTGATAGGCTTGAGGGTCATTTCAAATCCATAGTTGAAACTGGACAAATGGCTAAAGCGTTAGAAAAGCAACACCCATTCATCTAAAAAATTAAGGAGTAAATTATGGCGGATACGCAAGAGCAACCGCAATTAACCGGTGACAATATGCCGGGCAGTATTAGAGAAGCACAAGAGGCATTACTTGGAATCATGGAACCTGAAAAGGTCAAACCTGAAGAAGAGGAAGCCGCCCCTACGGAAGAGGAAGAGTCTACTGAGGAAGATCAAGACGATTCATTGGAAGAGGTTTCTGAAGAAGAACCTGAAGAATCTGAAGAAGAGGATGAAGGTGATTTGGAAGAGTCTGCGGAAGAGCAAGAGCAAGAAGAAGACCCTCTGTTTACCGTCACCGCTAATGGTGAAGAGATAGAGGTTACCTATGACGAACTCTTGAAGGGATATTCCCGACAAGCAGATTATACTAGAAAAACTCAGGAAATAGCACAGCAAAGACAGCAGTATGAACAGGCCAAGTCTCAGTATGAGTCAGCCTTACCTGAGCTAGCAAACCTGAAGGAGCAGTACGTAAGGGTATTGAATGATACCATTGCCAACTCTGTTAGCAATCTTGACAAATTCAATATAGATTGGAATAGATTGAAAGAGGAAGAACCGGATCAATACCTTCTACAGAGGGAGGAGTTCCGTCAAGCCCAAGATCAGCTTAGAGATCATCAAGCTAGAAAACAATATGAAGAACAGCAGTTGCAACAGCAATATGCATCTGATCGTAAAAAGATTCTTCAAGAGGAGACAAATAAACTTGTCAATGTAATGCCTGAATTTGCGGAACAAGATTCACGTAAAGAAATCATACAAAATATACGTGAATACGCTATTAATAACGGCTACTCTGAGGAAGAATTAAATACGCTTGCAGATCATAGAGCTTTTATAATGTTAAGCAAAGCTATGAAGTTCGACAATATTTCTAACTCTAATGTCAAAGCTAAGAAGATCAAGAACAAACCTAAAGTAGTTAGGTCTGGGAAGGGCAAATCCTCAACAAAAGAAACAGGAAGGCAACGTGCGGCTCAAATGAAACGCCTCAGAGAGTCAGGTCACGTTAAAGACGCGACTTCATTATTTGAGGATTTTGTTGATCTTTAAATCATAGGAGAAATGTTATGGCAGTTCCTTCAAATACAAGGGTTACCTATGGTGCTATAGGCATCAGAGAAGACCTTAGTAACATTATCTATAATATCTCCCCAACTGAAACTCCATTCCTAAGTGGCTGTGGTCGTGAGACTGCGGATAATACTTACTTTGAGTGGCAGACCGATGCACTAACAGCGGCGGCGGCTAACCGCGCTACTGAAGGTGACGATCCGGCTTCCACAGCAGTAAGTGAACCCACTAGGGTAGGGAATTACACCCAGATTTCCGTGAAAGCCGTCCAGACCTCTGGAACAGCAGAAGCGGTCGATTTTGCCGGGCGTAAATCTTCTCAAGCGTATCAGTTGGCAAAACGCGCCAAAGAAATGAAGCGTGATATGGAAAAGATGTTAATGGATAACGTAGCACAATCCGCTGGTGCTGGCCCTGCACCCGGCCCTGCAACCGCAAGAGCGACAGCAGGTTTAGGCGCATGGGTAGCTACCAATTACCACACTTTAGGAGGCGCACCTTCACCACCCGGTTTAGGTTCTGCATCCAATGGTAATGGTACTAACACCGCTAGCGATGCTACATCCACTGGTACTTTAACTGAAGCCGGAATGAAAACCGTTATCAAGGAATGTTTTGATAGTGGCGGAACGCCGGACACCATTCTTGTTGGTTCCGCTAACAAGCAGGTGATTTCAGCATTGACACAGACTGTTTCAAGTTTACGTACAGATGCTAACAAACAGGCTCCGGCCCATGTGGTTGCTTCTGTTGACGTATATGTGTCAGACTTTGGATCGTTCAAAATTATTCCCGACCGATTCCAGAGAGCTAGAGACTGTTGGTTTATTGACTTTGATTTTTGGGCTGTGGCGTATCTGCGTCCTTTCCAGACTGAAAGTCTAGCAAAGACTGGGGACAGTATAAAGCAAATGATTGTTGCGGAGTACGGACTCATGTCTAAAAACCAAGCGGCTAACGGCTTCTTAGCAGACGTATAGTTGTAAAGGTGGGGGTGTAAAAGCCCCCACTTATTTATGAAAGAAAATATAAAAGATTATTTATTTCACAAGAAGCGTTTTTTAAGTATAGACTTTTGTGAGTATGCTTTAGAAACCCTAAAGAACAGTCAGTGGGAAAGTCACGACTTTACTGGCTATGAAACAAATGATCCTGAACACGGATTAGGATGGGAAAGAGAGGTTAAGTCTAAACCTTCTGAAAGCGCAGAGCCAGAGTTTATAGGATTTAAAAGCCCTGACTGGAATAAGGATCACGCGCATATAAACAATGTTATTATAAATAGTTTATCTAAAGCATTAACAGAGTATATAAGAAGTTTTGGTTATAAGTGGTTTGACGGGTGGAATGGTTATTCAGTTATAAAGTTTTTAAAGTATACTGAGTCTCATCAAATGGCGGAACACTGTGACCATATTAGTTCGTTGTTTGATGGAAATGTAAAAGGCATTCCAATGCTGTCCATTGTTGGGCAATTAAATGAAGACTTTGAGGGTGGTGAGTTTGTAATGTTTGGAGATCAAGCCATACCTTTTGAAGCCGGAGATGTAATTATATTTCCATCTAACTTCATGTATCCACATAGAGTAGAGCCTGTAACCAAAGGAGAAAGATATTCATATGTCTCTTGGGCATACTAGATTTAAAACAATAAGGGGGATGTTAACTGGTGAACTGTTGGATTTTCTTGGCGTATATGCCTATAACAAAGCGACACTTCCTGATTCCGTACCGACCAAAGAGACTCACGGATTTGTAGACGACCAGATCCCAAACACCCCTGCTTGGCATGACGACTTGGCAATGAAAAACTTATTATGTTATTTGTTGCCTGACATGGAAAAACATACTGGAGTGAAATTGTCTCCAACATATTCCTACCTGAGAGTTTACAAGAAAGGTGATGTATTAAAGAAGCATACCGATAAACATAGTTGTGAGTTTAGCGTTACACTGACTTTAAGAAGGGAGGCTAATGAAGCTGTTTGGCCTTTCTATTTAGACCCATTCCATGAAAATGGAGATTTAACCTACGATGGGAGAAGGGTAGATTTAGAAGAAGGTGATGGACTTATTTATAAGGGTATTGAAACCCCTCACTGGAGGGATAAATTTGAGGGCAGTAGATTAGCCCAAGTATTTTTACATTATGTAAGGAGACAGTAATGGGAAAGAAAAGAGTAGAGGGGCCAATTAATTTAACTGACCCGATTAGAACTGGAACTAAAGGTAGTGGATCTTCTGATATAGAAAGCACTATTAAATCTTTAGCATCAGGAAAAAGTGGTTATAAGTCACCGGGGAACAGTATCAAGCATGAGGTTAAAGATCCTCTAAAATAAGGAGTTATAATGTTTGTATATGCAAAAACGCCCACTATTGTAGTTGTGGACGGAGTGTTAAATCCAGAGGAATGTGAATCTGTTATAACTCATTCTAAGGACAAGTTAGAAAGAAGTACGGTAGCAACCGATGATGGTTTGGTTTCTGATAAGGTTAGAACTTCTCATGGTACTTGGATTGACCATGAAGATTTTCCAGAGATAACTACAAGGATTGCTGATATTGTAGATATGCCTTTAGAGAGAGCAGAACCTATTAATGTTTTGCGATATAATTCAGAGCAGGAATATAAACCACATTATGACGGCTTGAGTGGTCAGCATTTAGAGAACGGTGGTCAGCGTTTATTAACTGCTATGGTGTATTTAAATAATGCAGTTGGTGGTAGCACAGCCTTTCCCAAATTAAATATTATAGTAGGTTCTATAGGTGGAAGATTGTTATTGTTTGGAAATGTAGATGAGAACAATCAGCCACATGAACTTTCACTTCATCAAGGACTTCCACCGCATGAAGGTGAGAAGTGGGTAATGACATTATGGTTCAGAGAAACAAAGATCAATTAGAAACTTTTATTAACAAACAAATGAAAGCACAAAAGATTGCGCCTAAAAAGCAATCTAAACCAAAAACAACTATGGAACATTTAGAGTCTTGGAATGGTAAAAGTGGCGGAAAAGTTGGAGGTAGGGGGTTTTTAAGTGGCTAGAAGAAGAGGAACTTTATTAGACGTTCAGCCGGGTTCTTATGATGTTTTCCATGAAGAGCCAGAAGGCAACGACACATATACTTATACAGTAGAAACCAGATATGACCCATTGGTCAGACAGGAAATACTTGATGCTAACAAGCGTCAGTACAATGACTATGGTGACAAGCTATCTCTTGGTAAAAGAGGTGACTGGCATCATGCCGCCAGAATACCCAAAGATATATGGGATGCATGGTTGAGGGAAACTAATGGTGAGGTTGCAAAAGATCCAAAGATATTAGCCGCCAAGCTAAATGATCCTGATAACAAATTTCTAAAAACCGCACCAACAAATCTATAGAGGAAAATAAGATGGCAGATTTATACAGATTAAATAATTTTAACTATACGTTTACTGCTACCGCTAGC